CTGTGACCTGCTCTTCCAGCGAATCGATAAAGGTTTTGCCCGCCGCAGCTGCACGCTGCGCTGCCTGTGCCTGTTCAATGCGAGCCCGCCCCTCTGCGGTCTCAGACTCCATGACCTGCGCCAGTTTAGCTCGGGTTGTCTCAAGCACGCTGTTGTAGCGAGTAAAGTCTTCATCCCCTACCAGCCCTTTGCCGCGAAACTTCGCCAGTCTCTCCTGGATAGAGTCCAGTTCATCCAGCGCCTTGTTTACCGGGCTAATTTTATTCAGCAGGTTCTGCAGCTCCTGGCGCTGTTGCTTCAGGCTTTCGCTGTTTTTCTTTTGGTTATCGATACCTGTGCGGAACGTACTGTTCAGGTCATCCGCTTTACCTGCCGCGGCGGACGCGGTCTCCTGAAAGCGATCCAGTGCCTGATTACCGCGCTCCAGCTCACTGGTATTTACGCGCAGGGAAATCGTGGCGATATCGTTACTCATTCCGCCCTCTCTTTATGCATAATTTTTAGCACAGCACTTTCCATCACCCGGATGTCCGAAAGCGCGGTTGCCTCGTCGTCGACGTTGTGCAGACGCATTACCCAGGGCAAAACGTTATAGTCGAGCCCAGACGCGCCGCCCATTCCCGTTCGCCATTGCGTGCTGACAGCCTGAAATACCAGGAATGAAGGCCAGATATCGGGCCAGACATCTACGAAATTATCGTCATAGTCATCCGGCGTAAGTCCGTAAGGCGCCAGATCTGCCGCGGTGGGTTCAGGCGTATAGAATGCAGAGGCAACCGCTATCAGTTTTTTTCGCGCTGCCCCATCAGTTCGCGATAGTAGGTTTCAGGGATAGCCTTCATTGCCGCCGGATAGTTTTCCAGCAGCACCGACAGATTTTCCGCGTTGAATATATCGGGGAGTGCCCAGCCAGCAATGATTTCCATCAGAAAATCAGTGGCGGTTTTGCCTTCGAGTTTTTCCAGGTCAGCCAGTTCTTTAAGTGGTTTGTGATTAAACGTGAACGTCAGCACGCCATCCTCATCGCCGGCTCGGGGTATTGAGACATTGGCCTTGAACGTAGGTTTGGGCTGAAGGGTGAATTTGGTCGCCATCGATACCTCTTAACGAAAAAAGCCTCCGTTATGGGAGGCTTGGAATAGTGAAAGCTCTGACGGGTCAGGCGGCAGCGTCAGTCACCTTGTAGAACGTCATCGCCGGTGACTGCAGGTTCAGCACCACACTTACTGTCTCTACCTCGTTAACCGCAGTAGTTGGCGTATCGTCAAAGGACGCCGTGGCCGCCCAGTAACGGTTTTCCTTCGCCTTCGGCACGTACATGTAGGCCGCAACCGTCTCTTCGTCTTCGTCCAGTTGGCGAAGCAGCGGATATATGGGGAGCGTGGAATCATGCGCGATCGAGTAAGTCTGGGAGACTGCGGATTTATAGGTATTCAGGTTTCGCTGGCGGTCGTCGCTGAGGAACTGAATCTGCGTGGTGTTTTGATCGCCGCCGGATTTCGACACCTCGGTAATTTGCGGCAGCTCGGTCCATTCAAGGACCTTGCGGATCGAACCGGTACCGCCACCAGCGGCATATTTGTTTTTGTTGGTGGTATTGATATTGCGAAGAGTTACGGCGCTTTCGGCAATTGCATCAATTTTTGCGATGACGTTATCAACACCGGACCAGTTGCAGTTCACATGAACAATATCACCTACCTTGAGAGCGTCCGCTTCACTCACGGTGATCACCATATTTTCGGCGTTCGTCGCCCCGGTGAAAGTAATGGCTGGGCCATAACCCGATGCCAGATAGACGTGAGCGCCGTTAGGCAATGCAAAGCCCATATTGGTTACTCCTTTAGAAACGGGAAAACCGGCAAAAAGCCGGTCAGGTTTAGAAGGTTGTGAGGATTAGCTGGAGATATCAGCTCGGTAATTGAGACTAACGGGAACGGTATAAGAAACAGATGTAGTGATACCGCGGAAAACACCAGGCGTTTGATCTATCCAGCATGTAAAACCCCTGCCTTCAATCTCCTGCCCCTCGGGGAACAATTCAGCCACGCGGTCAGCCAGAGCCACAACATCGGTACGGCCTATGCCGACAGGGGCCACAACGTTAATCTGGTATACACCTGAATAAATGCGGCAGCGCAAACCAAGATCCAGCGTACGCGGCGTGGCGGGCATGTCATGGACTGCAAGATAGAGCCCATCAGACGGCGGTGTAAAAGGCACGTTTTCCCAGGCAACCGGGATACCTTCAGCATCAGCCCACTCGCCGAGCCTGGCGGCCAGCGCCGCCGCGATATCGGGGATCATTTAGTCACCTCCCTTACTGCATCCTCAAAAAATCGCTGAAGCTCAGCAGCAGTAATGCGTACCATCCCTCCCGGGGCCTGGGAAGAGTGCCCCATCTCCAGTCGATACGCGTAAGGGACGTTGTTGCAGAAATAAATAGCCTTCATCCCGACTTTGAACAGCGACAGCGTGTAATTTCCTGCGGCTTTTGTCAGATTTCCGGTTTTATCGACACGTCCCGTTTCATCTGTGGTCGGTGCATCAAAAGACACCTGCCAGTTGCCCCGAAACCGTCCACCGGTATATCCGGGCGGCGCTTTGATATCCATCCCATCCACCAGTCGAGCCTTCTTCTTGAGTCGCCCGGTTTTAGTCAGATTATTAGGGTCCGATTTTTGCGCTTCGTTATGGTCGTATACCGCCTGATTGTAAGAGGCTGCCGTCTGGTTGATGCCCCAGAGTTCGGGGTTGCCGACAGGTGACATCATCACCAGTTGATTAAGGACCCGAATTCCGACAGCTCGTACGACTGCTTCCTGATTCGCTTTGGCTTTGTCCACAAACGCGGTGACGGCAGCCGTGAACGCCTTGTTATCGCTCATGCTATGCCCTCAACTGAGATTTGTAGCAGAGCACCACACCACCCGGTTTCACCGGATTAGGCTTAACCACGCGATGCCTTACGCCGTCCATATCGATAAGATCGCCGGTTTTAATTTCCTTCTCAGCGGTGAAGACAATCCGAACATCGCCGTTTTCAATGACGGTTCCATCAATTTCGCCTGGCGTGTAATCCGTCTTCACTCCTGTGGCGGTGAACTGGATATCATCGGAACGATGCTCCACACCACCGATGACGATTAACGTGCCCTTACGCGTGACGTTGTATGCAATGCCATTCTGCTTGAGCATACGAGTCGTTGTCGCCTGCATTCGCTGATAGTTGATGGCCATTACGCGCGCTCCGCGAAAGTATTGATTGCATATCCACGCCCACCAGCCAGGTCGCCGAGAATAGCCATTACCGCCGGGTAAGAAGGTGTAAACGCCTCACCATCGGCAACCGCATAGGTCATGGTAACGGCGCCTTCGACACGTTCGGTTTTAACCGCGGCCTCACGAACGCTTGAAAGCAAATCGCCATCAATTGCCTCGATAGCCAGCATGCATTGTGCGGTGATAACCTGCCGCGGCACCTGGTCGGGTGGGAAGTCGTGTCGATCCAGAATGACATTTGCGCGTGGCCAGGCCAGCGGCTGTCGAGGGTCTGCTTTGGAACCTACCCAATCAAGCCCTTCCAGGTAGTCCATCGCCTTAATCAGTAACGGTGCGAGCTTTTCAGGCAGCTCGATCCCTCTCAGCGCGGCAAATGACGCCAGTTCATCTTCGCTGGCGTAACTGTTAACGTCAGCGGCGGTGATATCAGTATTAATCATCTGAGCATCCGGTGAATGGGGCTTACGCCCCATCGATTAGCCAGCTGCAGGTGCGGTGAAGGTGATTTCCTCACTCGATTTAGCAATACCATCAACAGTACCAGTGACTGTGAAAGTACCTGCCGTATCAGAGGTAAGTTTGACCGTCGCCCCACCAGCAGAGCCGGTTTGAGAACTGGCAGTGCTGAGCGTGCCGCCGGTTGAATTCCAGGCAACGGTTTTGCCGGAAACACCTGCGCCGTTTAGCGTGTACTTCAGGGAAATGGTGACCGCATCGGTACTGTCAGCGGTTGCGGAGGTTTTATCCGCTGACAGCGTTACTCCCCCGCTGCGGATCCCAGCTTAATCAGCACGCCAGCCGTAGATTTGTTACTGGTGAAGTGCTTCTTCCAGTTACCTGCGGTGCCGATTTTAGTCAGGTCCGGGTTGTCGCCTTTGGAGGTATCCCAGCTGTAACCCAGCAAGTCCACATTCACCACGCCTTCAGCACGGTAGCCGATCGCCAGGTTTTCCTGATCGTTGATGTCGTAGGAACGGAACCCCGGCGCCTGAGACTCGGTGACGGTAACCGCTCCGGCTACCAGCCCAAGGATCGCATCAGCGTCCATGGTGTCGGTCACCAGCACAGGTTTACCCAGCGTGCCCGGCTGTCCGCCGTAAACCACCACACCCGCTTCTTCGTAGATTTTGTTGGCGATCGCCTCATCCACGATGTCGAAGTAGGTAGCGGAGTGCATAACGAAGAGCACGACACGGTTGAACTTGTCGCCGTACTTACGCAGGCCACGTGTCAGGGTCTTCTTACCGTCGGTCTCAATGTCGGCAGTGACCACCATATCCGCGTTGGCGCCAATAGCAGCCGTTAGCGCTTTCAAGCCGTATTTCACGTAGCCTTCCAGCGTCGCGTCAGCCACATCAGTGCCGATCACTTCGGAGAACTCATCAACCGAGCGGCCGCGGCGTTTGAACGCTTCTTCAGTAGTTTCGTATGGACCATATTTCCACGGCGCTTTGACGGATACGGCTTCACCGGCGCCAATCTTCTTACCCGTCACTTTTTCGGTGGAGTTAACGTCACGCGATTCGATAGAGCCGCCCACCTTGTAGAATGCACGCTTGCGGAAGTCGCCTTCAATCAGCTCGTTATCCAGCAGGATCGCACCGTTGGAGGACGCGTTGAAAATTGCCAGGTTGTCCTGTCGGCGCTCAAGGAAAGCGGTCTGCGCCAGGTCGTCATAAATGATCAGGTCACTATTAACAGTGGTAGACATGGGTTAATCCCTTATTTCGGAAGTTTGAGGAAGGCCTGCTGGCCATGCTTGCGGATGTAGTCCGCTTTGTCGCTGGCGCTCATTTCGGAACGTTTCAGGCTGCCACCACCGTTTGGTTTGTGTCCGCCCGCGCCGGTGCCTTCCGCGCGTGGGAACAGATGCGGAGCCGTCTCCTTAAGAGACTCCGCCCACTCAAGCGGGCTTAGTGGGGTTTTGCCGTCTTTACCGAACAGAACGTCGCCATTTGCATCAACTGCTACGGCCTCGCCTTCGTCGTTGAGCTGGAATGTGCCTTTGGCACGCAGAATGAGATCGTCGGATGCTTCCGGCAGTGCGCCAGCTTTTGAGGCTGCTGCACGGATTGCATCGCCCAGAACTCGATCCCGGAATTTGTTGGAGAACGCTTCGGCTTTGTCGGCGCGTTCATTTGCGGCTTTAATCTGCTTATCAACGTCAGCACGCAGACGCTCGGTGCGCTTATCGAGCACCTCATCAATTTTCCCGGCGGCAATCAGCTTTGCCTCTTCGTCGTCGGAAAAACGCTGCAGGATCCCGCGCACTGCATCAGGGTCGATACCATCGAAGCGAGACAGGTTTTCTTTTTGCTGCTTGATGGTCCCCAGCAGTTCGCTATTTTTCGTTTTGAGGCCAGTGACTTCGCTGGTCACGCGCTCATCAATCAGCTTCTGGATTTCTGGGGTGATTTCGATACCACCGCCACCGCTGCCCTCACCGCCGCTTTCAGGTGCGTAAAATTTCAGAAGCATGTTTCGAATTAACATAATTTCCCCTCGGGATTTTGCCGGGCCTCGCCCATAAAAAAAGCCCCGGCAGATGCCAGGGCGTGAAGTAAGAAGTGGTTGTTAGTTGTCAGTGCCTGAGAGCTGCTTCAAGCGTTCCAGGCTGATCCATTCGCCTTTGTCAGTGAACATATCAGCCAGGTTGATTTCACCGGCTCGGAACAGACGGCCACGCTCGGCACCCAAAACCTGATCCTGCCGTTGAGCTGGCTGACGCTCGAGCCATTCCAGATACGTGGTTTTAGCTGGCACCTGGCCATCCATGCTGGCACGAGTGCCCTCGTCCATCTCATCAATATCAATGCCGAGTTCGCGCCAGGACTTGAGAATCAGAGTTTCAGTAGAACGGCAGCAGAAATGAATCTTCCCGGGTCCCTGCAGGTAAGGCACCTTATGCCCGACCGGTTTGTTATCCAGGGTGTAACGCAGCAGGTCACGAATAATGCAGTCGTGGCTGGTTTTATTGTCCAGCGTAGACAGCCACTGTTTGCCTTTCACGATATCGCTATTGGCGCTGGTGAAGCTGTTGCGCGCTGTGGCAGCCAGATGATTCACAGCTGTTTTAGCGATGCTGGCGGCATTTGCCCTGCTCATCTGCAGCGCGCCGTCGCGATAGTCTTTGTTGGCGTGGCCACGAACATTGCGGGCTATAGTTTCTACCGTGTCGCCGGCAAGATAACCCCTGCGGACGGCGTTCACGATCCGCGCCAGCCTGTCCGATTCCAGATTCTCCGCCCATTCACTCAGCAGTCGTCCCTGAAAGGGTTGCGCCATTGCTGCGGCATAAACCATGTCGGCTGTAATGCCCTGCAGCGGATATCGCGCCAGCACCTGAGATGGAAGAAGGGAATCGAACAGGCTCAACTGATAACTGGCTTCGTTCTTTGCCAGCGCCACCAGCTCATTCTCGAGCCCTGCCTGCATGGACGCTACGGCTTGATGGTTAAGCTCGCGCACGCTGCCCAGTAAACTCTGCAGACGATTAACGGTGAAGCTCTCAGGAGGCAATCTGTCCAGCGCATCTAGTAGCCGTGCCGAAAGATCCGCGTCCGTTTCGTTAAGCAACTTCACCATCCGGTTTGCCACACCGGTGGCGTAGCGACTTAACCAGACGGAATGTGCGATCGACTCATCGCGCAGGCTTTCGTTAATGGTGGCCATATCAGCCTCCCGTCAACGTTGGTGCCTGGTTTCGAAGTGCATCAATAACCTCGTCCGGACTGTCGGCCGGGTCAATGAGATCGAGCTTCTGCAGCGCTCGAATCATATCGCTATCGCGCAGCGCACCGGACTGCCAGGCGTTGACGATTGCCGTCACCATGCCCGACTCGGCAACCTTCGCTATGAATTCCTGATTGATGGTGTAACTCGTCGTTTCGCCCTTGATGCCGAGGTATTTCGCACACCAGCCAAGCGCCAGCGTATAGGCCTCAGAAACGTTTGATACGCAGATACCGAGCACCGACGTTGAAGATGTTTGCTCCCCGCTCGCCTGGGTTGCCGTCTTCGCCGTGGCGTTCTGCTCAATCAGTCGGGCGCCCAGCTGCACCATGTAATCGCGCTTGCTGTCCATGGCCTCTTTAGCAAGCATGTTCGGCTGCGCCTGGGCATAACCAAAGGATCCCTCCTTGGGAAGCAAAAGCGGTGATCGGGAACCAATTTTTACACCCTTCTTCTCAAGATGATCTCGCCAGTTGGTATCAAGCCCGGTCATATACGGCTGTACCTGGCCACAGAACCACACACTGTCTTCATAGTCAGCACTGTTACGGTAATGACCGTGGTTTATCTCCACCAGCGCAGCCAGCGGTGAATCATCAATGGTGGGATCGTTGTTCTGGGCCCCGACAAAGGTGAACGGGATTTCGTCCCAGTAGTCCTTTCCTTTCGGCTTAGGGTGGTACTCACTGTCAACGGTGTAGGTTCCGCTTGCAGTGCCACCAGCCCGGCGCCATACCCGGCAGATGAACCGGCCTTCTT